CTCTTCTAGTTCCATGTTCATGGGGGGAAGATAATTTGTTATAGTCTGTATTTTACTTAAAATTTCTGTAAATACGTTAATGAGTATAAGAAGTCTACGTTTTAAATCTCTATTAGTTATTCTGTTAACCTCAGGTATAACTTTAACAAATATGTCCGTGCCTTTCGATAAAGAGCTTAAATACAAACCATTATTCACCGGATTAATCCATTGGTTGTTGTATATAATTTTTCTATACCCTTGTGAGGATGTTGAATCCTGACTAATTACATTGTTAAATCTATACTTATTCTCTTTCATATTTTCACCGGCTCCAGACTTTTATGGAGTAGATCTGTGATCGAATATCTAATTAACCTGCTTGATCTATCATGTAAATAATTTAATCTTGGAAAAGCTTCTTCCACCTTAGTTTTTTGGTTGGTAAATACATCAGTGTCCATTAAAAAACATGTTTCGTTGTTGTCTATTCTTTTAATAAGACTATTAGTTATCCGAATAATACTGGACTTATCTTCACTTTCGATTTCACTGACACTTTTATATTCTCGTACACTTGATGATACCTCACTTCCCAATAGTCCTAAGAAATAAGGTTGAATCAAATCACTCCAATCATGCCCCTCTAATCCAATTTTCGATCTGCAAAATATATCAACATACCGTAATCCTATTCTAGTAAAATGAATCGGTTCATATACTTTGATTATGGAAAGTAATGGTGTCTTGAATTTATCTAAAAATTCTTCCCACGTAGAATAATTAGTTGTACTAATTGAAATAAACGTTCGCGTCAAATTAATTGTCCAGTCAGATTCTTCTGATTTAAATTCGTGATTCTTGTTTGATGAAACCTTTGTAACTGGGTTTACAATTTGATCGGGTGAATTAATATTGAGTGCCGTACTTATCTCTTGCTGAAATTCGATCTTCTCATCATAATATGGAAATTCATTCCTAATTAAGCTTTGAAATTCTGATGGGGTTTCCGAATCAATAGCTAAAATAGGCGGAAACCTTAATTGACAAATTACGTTTTCCAAAGGAGTATTATTGTACTTTACTCTTTCAACTGGTGGAAAAGGCATTATGAGCACCCCACAATTGTATTTTACATTTTTATTTTAGTTTATTATTATAACATAGAAAATAGTTCCTGTCTTTCAATAACTATAATATCAATATCCCCCTCCCATCGTATACACTGTTTCTATTCTCATTCCTTAAAGCCCTATCAAGCGCCATGATTGTTGCCACCGCTCCATCAATCCGCTCGGTTGATTTCTCCTTGTCCGGCTTGATGTTCCCAGCAGGATCTGTTCTTATAAAAATATTGTCCATCATCCAGCGCAGAACCGGCTGCCCGCCATGAGCAATCTTTTCTTCCAGAGTTAACTTCATCAGTTCCTTGGTTGGTGGCGACATATCCTTGAAACCCTGGCCAAACGGTACCACTGTAAAACCAAGTCCCTCCAAGTTCTGGGTCATCTGCACTGCTCCCCAGCGGTCAAAGGCAATTTCCCGTATGTTGTACTGGGTGCCAAGTTCCTCAATAAAGCTTTCAATGAATCCGTAATGCACTACATTACCTTTTGTTGTTTTTAGAAATCCCTGCTTCTTCCACAGGTCATAGTTAACGTGATCACGCCGCACCCGCAGGTCGAGGTTTTCTTCCGGTATCCAGAAGAAGGGAAGAACATGATACTTATCGTCCTCGTCAGCCGGAGGAAAAACCAGCACAAAAGCTGTTATATCGGTTGTACTGGATAAGTCCAGCCCGCCATAGCAGACCCGGCCTTTTAGTCTTTCCGGCTCAACCTTAAAAGCGCATTTATCCCATTTCTCCATAGGCATCCAGCGAACAGCCTGTTTGACCCATTGGTTAAGCCTAAGCTGCCGAAAGCTGTTTTCCTCGGCGGGGTTTTGTTTCGCGCTCTCACAGGCGGCTTTAATCTTATCGTTGCCCACGGTTATGCCTAATGACGGATTGACTTTTTTCCACACTTTAGGGTCAGTCCAGTCGTCATCTTCCTCCGCTCCGTAGATTACAGGATAAAACGTCGCATCATGCTTTCGCCCCGCTAACAAGTCTTTGGCTTTTTGATGCACCTCATAGCAGATGCTATTGACGTTATCGCCCGCTGTCGTAATAAGAAAGTAGAGCGGTTGCATTCTAGCGTCACCGGAGCCTTTGGTCATAACATCAAATAGTTTCCGGTTCGGCTGGGTATGCAGCTCATCGAATACTACCCCGTGTATGTTAAAACCATGCTTCGAATATGCTTCAGCTGACAGCACCTGGTAGAAACTGTTGGTCGGCAGGTACACAAGCCGCTTGGTGGAAGCCAGGAGCTTAACTCGGCGGTTTAAAGCCGGGCACATCCGCACCATATCGGCAGCTACCTCGAACACAATGGATGCCTGTTGGCGGTCGGCGGCGCAGCCGTAAACCTCGGCGCGTTCCTCATTATCACCGCAGGTTAAGAGCAGAGCAATGGCAGCGGCCAATTCCGACTTACCCATCTTTTTCGGTATCTCCACATACGCAGTATTGAACTGGCGATAACCGTTGGGCTTTAATATACCGAATACGTCACGTATAATTTGTTCCTGCCAGTCAATCAGTTCAAAGGGCTGCCCCGCCCAGGAGCCTTTGGTATGGCACAGGGCTTCTATAAACGCAACTGCATAATCGGCGGCATCCTTACGGTATGTTGAATCCGAATTCATAAAGGCGGTCGGCTTGTATTTCTTTAGTTTTCGTATGATAGCCGCCTCCTTCACAAAAATGGCAAACAAAAGGAACCCCTCGCGGAGTTCCTGTATTATTGGTATTAGTCAATCTTTCTAATTTTATCCTCGCTAAACACTACCCCCAGCCTGCTGCCTGAGTCCCAGTCAACAAAGACGGTGCCGGTATCGTCGATAAACGATACGGTACCCCGGTCGCCGGGCTTCAGCCTGGTATACGGGTCCTCCATGCTCACCAGTTCTACCCGCTTACCCGGAGTATAATATGCCCTGAGCGACCTTAGCATTTCGGGATGGATCTGTTTCATGCTTCAGTCGCCTCCTCCGAATTGCGCTGGCCGTTTTTGAAAGCGGCGCTACCGGTTAGCTTGGAGAGCAGGATTTTTCGCTCCTCTTTATATTCCGGCCCAATAAATCCCAGTCGCAGCAGGAAGCAACGAAAAGCGTACTTCTCGTTATCTACAGGCCTTTCCGTGGCCGTAACCCGCTGCTGGGTTTTGGCCATCGCGCAGAGCGCCCCGATGAAGCGGGCATAAGCGTTAACTTCTTCCGCTGCAAGCGTGCCAGAAAACCAGGGGAAGCGTAGCCGGTCCTCGGTCTGTTCAATCGGCAGCTGGTCTGCACTAAGAGCTTTCTTTATAAGGGTTTCTTTGCTCTTAACCAGCCGCTCCAGATTGACAATGGCGGCTTCGGTAAAACTTTCCTTGGGCATCTCAATAACCAGCTCGTCCGGTGCCTCAAACTGAAATCCGCGTCGGTCAAGCTTATTTAATAGTTGTTCAAGCTCCTCGCCGCTGTTGATTTCACTGGTGGTGAGGGTGCCTTCTTTGTTAACAGTAAATCCACCTATGACATAAGCAAAGGTCGGTGCGCCTTTGTATTCCGGCGCAGTATTCAGGATTTCACTAATCACCTGAACTAGTTCTTTGCGCCTAGCGCCGGTAACGTTAAACTTAAATTCCATGGGATCGACCACCTTTCTGTTTTGGTAGTCATATACATCACTTAGAACCTGTATAATAGCAAGTCTTTACATAGTTTTTTCAGCCTTTTTAAAGGGTATTTTCTTACCACCACGCAAAAGGAAAACATCAGCGTCAGAATCTTTAAATTCAATGTACCTATTCACGATAACATCGCAGAACTTCTCGTCCAGTTCCACGGTGTGACAAATCCTGCCGGTCTGCTCACAGGCGATCAAGGTGCTGCCCGAACCGCCGAACGGATCTAGAACTATACATCCCGTCATGCTGGAGTTGAGTATTGGGTATGCTACCAGCGGCACGGGCTTCATTGTGGGATGATCAGCATTCTTCCTGGGCTTGTCAAACTCCCAGATGGTAGACTGCTTGCGGTCGGAGTACCATGCATGTTTGCCTGCTTTCTTCCAACCGAAGAGGATAGGCTCATGCTGCCATTGGTAAGGTGAACGCCCCAGCACCAATGACTGCTTTTTCCAGATGCATGTTCCTGATTGATAGAATCCCGCGTCGGAGAACGCTTTGCGGAAATTAAATCCCTCGGTATCGGCGTGAAACACATAAATACTGGCATCCTTCGCCATTACCTTTTCAGACAGCGTGAAAGCGTCCAGCAGGAACTGGTAGAATTTTTGGTCCGCCATATTATCGTTTTTAATTTTGCCTGCCGTGCCTTCATAGTTGACGTTGTACGGAGGGTCGGTTACCACCAAGTTGGCTACTTTGCCATCCATAAGCAGGGCGAAGGTCTCCTCTTTGGTGCTGTCGCCGCATACCAGGCGGTGCTGCCCCAACAGCCACAGATCGCCTGACTGCGTAACAGCCGGCTTTGCAAGTTCGCGCTCCACATCAAAATCGTCATCTTTAACATCATCAACACTGCCCATTAGCTTGTTCAGTTCCGCATCGTCAAAGCCAAGTAATGATATGTCAAACTCAGCAGCCTGCAAATCAGCAATCTCTACCGAAAGCATTTCAGCGTCCCAGCCAGCGTTTAAAGCCAGGCGGTTGTCAGCCAGTATATATGCTCGCTTCTGAGCTTCGGTCAGGTGTTCCGCGAACACGCAGGGCACCTCGGCTATACCTTCTTCCTTGGCAGCGAGGATGCGCCCATGACCGGCGATAACATTAAGATCTTTATCAACAATAACCGGGTTGACAAAGCCGAACTCCCGTAATGACGCCCGAAGCTGGAGTATCTGCTCCTTGCTGTGAGTTCGAGCATTGCGTGCATACGGTACCAGCTTGTCGATATTTACTTTTTCAAAACGCTCGGTTGTGTTCATCGAATCCTATCGTCCTTTCCTTCCTGAGAGCAGGGCTTCCATAATGTCATCCTGCGGATTGCTGACGAAAGCCGTGGTGCAATTCTGTTTTACGATGTCAAAAATCTCGTACCAGATGAGGTTCGCCTGTTTCTGAAACGATTGGCTCATCTGAACGAACGGGCTGGTTATCACGCCGCCCGTGGTTGGGTGCTTCCCTAAAAATCCGTATATGCTGATGGCTTCCTCACACTGGATGTAGCGAGTAAATGCCTGGGCGTAGGCTTCGATCAGCCGCGGATTGACGAACTTCTCACACCCTCGCTCCTTGAGCCATTTCCATGTTTCTATGAATAGAGCGTCTGCACCCAACGGCTTACCGTCTTTCTGTCTAGTGCTGAGGTAATCGCTGGGCGCAGGCATATCTTCTCCGTATAAATCTGCCGCATCCTCAAGTTCCTCCGCTTCGAGCATAGACTCGGGATGCAGTTCCGGGGCTTCCAAAACTTTCGCGGCCTTTCCTGCTGTGATTTTGTCAGCCAGGGGCTGCGGCTTGTCACCAGCGCGAACCCGGCGGCCGCCTCTATTCGTTCCGTCTTTTGCCACAAGCTTGCACCTCCTTGCCGTGGCGGGGTTTAATCCCCCGTTTGAACCGTAATTTTTGTGCACGAAGGGGGCCGCCCGTTCTTCAGGGCCAGGGTTGTAGAGATTTAGACCCCCCTACCGTCCCCAACGCCCACCTTCTCTAGCGGTAATCTCTGAGTGACAGGAAGTACACAGAGCCATAAGGTTGCTATACTCGTTTGTCCCACCCTGAGAGAGCGGCTGAACATGGTGTACTTCCTGCGCTGGCGTGATCCGTCCGTTCTTCTCGCACTGCTCGCAGAGGGGGTGCTCAGCGATGTATCTATCACGAATACGCTTCCAACTCCTGCCGTAGCGTTTCTTTACAGCTGGGTCCCGCTGATACTTTTCATAATGTCTGTCGGTCAGTTTTTGGTGCTCCTCGCAAAACTGCCCTTCCGTAAGCTTAGGACAGCCGGGATAGCTGCAGGGTCGTTTGGGTTTCCTTGGCAAAACTCATCACCTCTATTCGGGCATAAAGAAAGCCCCGGAAGGTTTTAACCTCCAAGGGCTTATTTCCAGTTTCTTTTCAGTTTATATAATACCTTATATCCACTGTGCAAAACCATGCAATCATATGCAAATATTACGTTCAAAATGATTTGATTTACACTTATATCTTATCCCCTGGTATATGCTTAATACTACGCAAATCACTGTCAAGTTTAACCGCTGCGAGTGCCCTCCCATGAACATAATGAACATTACGCCAGCTATAGTTCATCATCTCTGCGATTTCTTCCCAGGTCTTATAGTTTAGGTACCTGAGTTCCAAGAGAAGGTTATACTCCGGTTGTTCTACTGAGTTGATAGCTTTCATAATATCTCGTTTTATATCTACAAGTCTGTCGATGTCCTCATCAATCTGATTCTCTAAATGAATGATTTTAATTATAGCATTTTCCTTTGAACTTCCTGGCTTGGTTTTAATTATTGGTTCGACTTTATAACTCGCAGTAACTTTCGAAGCCAAGTCTCGCAGTGAGGCGACCTGTTCCAGCTTACTGTTGATGCGCTGGTCGATGCGGTAAGCCTGCGATAGATATTCCTTAATCGTCAAAGTAAGCACCACCTTCCAGCCAGGGCATTTTGCCATGGTAATAAGTATCGGCAATGTGCTTCTGGTATTCCTTATCCAGACTGGCCAGTCTGGCATTGGCTTTTCTGTGAGACTCTTCTGCCTGCTCCCGGGTTTTAAAGAAAGTACAACTGCTGCCGGGGCACTTCAATACGGTTAGTATCCTGCAGCGGTTATTGCTGCTTAAAGCAAAACATCTATCAGTCATAAAGTCTTACACCTCCTATCCTGGCTTTAACCGCATTAATCAGAGCAGTCTGAGTTTGGTCTTTTCTTTTAAGGGCACGTATTACATCCTCATCGATTGTATCTTTGCTTATAACATGATGAATAACAACCGCGTTCTTCTGCCCCTGGCGCCAGAGCCGGGCATTAGTCTGCTGGTAGAGTTCCAGGCTCCAGGTTAATCCAAACCATACCAAGGTAGAGCCACCAGCCTGCAGATTGAGCCCATGCCCGGCAGATGCCGGATGAATTACGGCCAGCTGTATTTCGCCATTATTCCAGCTCCTAATGGAATCGGCACTGTCCAGTTTCTCAGCGGGAAACCGATGAAGTATCCGCTCCAGGTCATGCTTAAACCAGTAAGCCACCAGAACCGGCTTGCCATTTGCTGCTTCGATAAGGTCCTCAAGTGCATCCAGCTTGCGGTCGTGTATATGTACCACTCCACCACCCTCATCATAGACCGCGCCGTTAGCCATCTGCAGCAATTTCCCGGATAGCGCGGCAGCATTAACAGCATCAATTTCCTGGCCTTTAAGGGATAAGACCATTTCGTCTTTCATGGTCTGGTAATGCTGCTCCTCGGCGGTCGACATCCGCACCGGCGCCTCGTTCATCACCAGTTCGGGCAGCTTCAAGTAATCAGAACCCTTCATGCTGATGGTGATGTCGGAAATCAAGCGATAGATGGCATCCTCTGCACCGGGCTTCGGTTTATAGGAAAACACCACCTGGGCGTTGCGCTTATCGGGAACGAAGAATGTGGAGCGGTAGTTCCCGATAAATCTACCAAGCCGCTGTCCCATGTCCAATAGCCTGAACTCGGCCCAAAGATCTATCAACCCATTGCTGGAGGGCGTTCCCGTTAGCCCCACAATCCTTTTAACTTTGGGCCGGACTTTCATTAGACTCTTGAATCGCTTGGCCTGATGGGACTTAAAAGATGACAGCTCATCGACTACTACCATGTCATAGTCAAAGGGAAGGCCGCTTTTGGTGACCAGCCATTCCACATTTTCACGGTTGATGAGGTAGACCTGGACCTTCTGCATCAGCGCCGCCTTCCTCTCGCGCTCGCCCCCGACAGCTACGGTGTATCTCAACCCCCGAAGATGATCCCACTTCTCAATCTCGGCAGGCCATGTATCCCTGGCGACTCGCAGTGGGGCAATGACCAGAACCTTTCTGACTAGGAAGCTGTCAAGCGTCATATCGAATATAGCGGTCAGTGTGATCACTGACTTGCCAAGACCCATATCAAGCAAGATGGCAGTAACGGGGTTCTGGAGGATATACTCCGTAGCAAAAATCTGATATTCATGTGGTTCGTATTTCATCGAGTATCCCTCCAATCTGCTCTTCATCATCCAATACATATACTAAAAACCCCAACCGCCTGAGCAACACATGCCTTCTAATCTGCAAAGGGCGTGGTTGACAGCCCATCGCCTTAACCTCAACAAAGGCCGCTTTGCCACCTAGTAAAAGCACAAGGCGGTCGGGCATTCCACTATAACCAGGTGATACGAACTTCAATGCGATTCCACCAGCAGCTTTAACCGCTCGCACAAGCTTCTGTTCAATCTGTGTCTCTTTCATAAAAACCTCCTTGTGCCCATGTCCATGCCCAAGCGTTTTAAACTATTACGCGCGTATACGCGCCTATCCGTACCCATATATCCCTTATTACCTATAACTACAACATTAAATAGATGAGTTATAGGCACAATGGGAATAGACAAGGCAAGAAACCCGGTAGATGAAGGGCTTGCGACTTTGCCCATCTTATGTGCTTTATTGGATATGATCTGTATAGGCATACCCTAAACCTCACTTTCTAAACGAACGAACACGCGCTGGGGTCCATATAACGGCACATATTTTTTGCCGGTCTTATTACCATCAAACTTTTTCCATCCGCCAATTTTATTTAAGATTCCTTCGATCTCATACGAGTCACCCTTTCTGATTGATTCACGGGCTTTGCAAAAGCACTCGCACCAAATCTCCATAACGCAGACCTGGTTGCGTTTCATAGTTACAGGGCTCAATGGTTCACCAAATTCTCCTCCATTAAGATGATTACGACGCTGATAAAGGTCCATCTTATCCCAACCCTCGGGAAGTAATGTCTCAAGGTATTCAGCTACCAGACCTTCCCGGTCGTCTCCCTCCATAGCATCCCGCTGCTGGGTAACGGCTTCTTCAGCCAGCGCGCCTTTGAGGAAAAGCTCCTCGCCAGCCTTATAGCGTTCCATTGCCTCGGCCCAAATTTGATCCACGTCGGTAAGGTCCCAGGCATGGTATTTGCCACTACCCATAACGCGAACCGGCCAGAACCGGCGGTTGCCTGTGATGTCCCTTAAGAAACCGCCGTCACTATTAGTGGAGCCAACAATTATGCAGGAACGCGGGTGACTTTCCACGGTTATGCCGTAGGACTGACGATATTTATCATCTACGCGGGTGATAAAGGATTTTACCGTCTCCACGTCCATTTTCTTGATGCCAGCCAGTTCTCCCAGTTCCAGTATCCAGTAGCCCTGCAGCTTCTCAGCTGCGGTTTTGTCCTTCATGTCGGAAATGGAGAGCGAATCGGAGTACCACTTAGCTCCCAGGCGGGCAAAGAGGGTGGATTTACCGATTCCTTGGGCACCGTTCAGTACAAGAATGGAATCGAACTTCACTCCCGGCTGGTAAATGCGGGCAACTGCTGCCACCAGCGTTTTCCTCGTCACTGCCCGGACATAGGGTGTGTCGTCTGCACCAAGGTAGTCGATAAGCAGGGTATCCAGCCGCTCAGTACCGTCCCAGGAAAGCCTGGCGAGATACTCCTTAACGGGGTGATACAGTCGCTCTACAGAAACCACTCCCAGCAGCGCGTCTTTGAACTTGGTTGGCGACCAAATGCCGTAAGTGCGCTCGAAGTATAACTTTGCACAGGCAACGTCAGTGTCGCTCCAGCCTGCTTTTACCTGCGGCCATGGGAGCTCGCCAATAACGTCGATCATGTTCTTGAACTGGTTGAACACAATAGGCTTAAGGTTTGGGTCAAAACGCAGGATAATAGAGATGTTGGTGAGCGTGTCTTTCACTGCACCCGATTTCTCTAGTTCAAGCTGGCTCTGCCAGTTGTCTTCATCGGCAAAGTCGGTTTCTGCCTGCACCCGGCGTTCCTCGGCAAGCTGTGCCTTTACCCTCTCATCTTTTACAGCAAAATCGGACATGGCTTTAAAAGAAGCCTTTTCGTCGAGGTCACTGAATTTATGCAGCCGCACCAGGTCAAAGGAATTGAGCAGCTTCCCGCAGACCGGATCGGTTGCGTGGTGACTGAAGGCGAACTTACCGTCATAGATCATCAGACCCGCCGAGCTGTCGGCGGGAATATAATCGTACCGGCCGGCCATTGCTGAAGGCTCATACACGTTAGAAAGGAACGCTTCGATTACATCTTCAATGGAGTAAGCCCTACAAAGTGCTCCAATAACCCCGCTTTTGGTATGCGGGTCCTGTTGCTGTGTTAGTCTGCGCTCAAGCACCTCCGATTGCCGTTTTGATGTGGGCCACATGGAGGTATCCCGCCAGTCAGCATATTTGGCAAGGTACACGTCAGGGTCGAGCAGACGGCCATCCTTTTCACGGAAAACAAACTCGCCGTTAGAAGGCGTGGAGGGCCAGTACATAAGCCGCGAAGGTTCATATGTCGTATCATCAAACAGGTCGATACCAATTTCCTTTGCAACCATGCGTCCCAATGCGGGATATTCATCCTCGCTGACCTCACAAGCCAGCGGAATGACCAATCGTAATCGTGGGGCTTCGGATGTACTTTTGTGGGTGGAGTAGACACAGCACGACCAGTCATACAACGCTTCTATCTGTTCCCAGATGTCGGGGGTGGCATAGTCCATATCCAGAGTCAGCAGAGAACGGCATAGTACATAGCCGTTTCTGCGTTTGCCTTCCCGAAGAGCGCCACCCACAAAGCCGCCCACATCCTTGACGGAATCCTGCTGCGCCTTACTCATCTTGCGAAACTCGGACACTGTCTCTGTCGTGCGCTTTGTCGTACGGACGGTGTTTTTAAATTCCTCCCATGAGAGATCTTTGTTTTTCCACCTCTTATCCATGCGGCTGTTACCGACCGCTATTTTCATGCCGCATTACCTCCTCGCATTTTTCGTTGAAGAATCGTATAGGAATCGTTAGTTTTTTGGCTTTGGCGATTTCCCTTGCCATCCCATCTGATATTCGGTCGCCGAATACCCAAACCGCCTCGCATTTAGCAAGTAGAATTAGGGCAAAAGACAACCCAAGTTCACGGCTTTCCTTATCAAAGTCATCCATGAACTGCGGATAGTGAAGATGCGGTGCAAGGGGGATATACCCCTCGCTGACCGCAAACCGGCAATAACCCCGCGCACGGATAATGTTGTATTCGATGTCCCCTGCAAAAGGAGAGCAAATGTAAACCAGGGGGCGGTACGGCTTTACTTCTGCTTTTTCATCCCGCGCCACATTGGTTAGGGCTTCGGCACCGGTGGAGCCGGGATAACCTTCACTTTTACACCTGTCCATTGTCATTCATACCTCCGCCGAGAAAATAGTTTATAAAATATTGCTGGCCTTTGCCGGTCACCTTGGTGGTCTTGGAAATGGTGACATGGCCGTCCGAATGGGTGATGGCGGTTTCCTTGACTCTAAACAGCCCCAGTTCCATCGCCTTCTGGGTCGGCGCGTTATAATCGGTGCCTTTGCGCTTGATAAGGAAGCCATCCTGACGGAGCCTTTCAAACAGACGGTTCTGACCAATTTCAATGCCGTTCCCCTTGAGGATTTTTGCCAGTTCGCCAATAAGGATGGTACCTTCCGATACGGATACAGCATCGGCAAATACCACCTTGGGCTTATCCTGGGTGGCCTGAAGCTTAAGCCGCTCCTTTTCCTGGCGTTCCTCTTTGAGGGCGGTTAAAAGCTTAATCCAGGAGTCAGGGTCGTTCATGATTTCCTCCAGTTTGGAGGTAGTAATGTAAGCACCATGCCTGCGGATTTGAGGAAGCACCTCATGGGTAACCCAGCGTTTGAACTTCTTGGCTTCGGGTTTGTCAGAGCGCAGGATAACATTATAAAGCCCGCTCTCGTTGACGATGTTGGTTTGCTGCTGCCTACCCATGCTGTCGGTGACGTAAGCCAGACTTACATCATCCTCGTCAAGCCGGTCGGCAATCATGCGAGCATTGCTGAGTCCCAACACATCGCATACGTCCTTCAGAACCCACCAGGTTTCGCCGTCCCTCTGGATGGTTCTGACCTCTTTCCCTTCGTAGGAGAATACCTGCAGTTTGTTCATATGGATTTCGTCCTTTCCGAAGGCTCAATTTTTATGGCCTTCGGTATAATCCACCTGCGGACGACAAATCGGACGGTATCATGAAATATTTTTTAATCTTTTTTATAAAATGGGCACATGAAGCCATCGGCACGGAGCAGAAGTCCCTCTGCCCAGGGCGGGGTTTCGCCCATGACGGTACAGATTTCATCTACGGATGCTTGAGCAGGTGCTTCAATCACAACCTCATCATGAACGTGCATCACGATGGGCCAGCACAGAGCATCCAGCCGCCGCATTGCGTAGCAGAGGATGTCGCGGGAAATTGCCTGCACTATGTTCTCTACGAACTTGGGACCGTAGGATTCGATGCGCTCCCACTTCTTTGCAGCCCCGATGCCCTCATAGGTGACCGCCTCTCCGCCGAAGCGGTTCTGCCCGATTCTCGGTTTCACGTAGGCAAGCTGTCTACCAGATGGTAGGGTTATAAACAGCATCCCGCTTTTATATTTAAAGCGGATGCCATTGGTCTCGGTTGTGGTTCGCTCTATGACTGCTGTCATGGCCGCCTTATCCACTTTCCACCAGAGCTGCACGATTTTTGGATTGGCGTTTCTCCAAGCATTAACCAGTGGCTGGAGTTCCTCCTCGAAAACACCCATCTCGAGCGCGCCCATCGCCTTCAGTGCCCCTGCAGAGCCGCCATACCCGAGGGCAAGTTCCGCAATCTTACCCTTCTGCCTAAGTGGGCTGCCCTTTGTGATTTCTTCAATGGGGACATGGAACATTTGGCTTGCCGACGCTTCATAAATCTTGCCATGGGTAGCAAATACCTCATTACGCCATGTCTCACCTGCGAGCCATGCAATAACCCTGGCTTCAATCGCAGAGAAGTCGGCCACGATGAACTCGAAGCCCGGCTTGGGCACGAAGGCTGTGCGGATTAGTTCAGATAGGATGCTGGGAACGTAATCGTAGAGGGCTTCCAGCATTTCAAAATCGCCGCTTTTAACAAGACTTCGAGCCTGTGCTAAATCAGGTAGATGGTTTTGGGGCAGGTTTTGCACCTGAATCAACCTTCCCGCCCAGCGCCCAGTTCGGTTTGCGCCATAAAACTGCAAAAGCCCTCTTGCTCTTCCGTCTTTGCAGACGGCGTTCTCCATCGCCGTATATTTCTTCAGGCTGGACTTGGCAAGTGACTGCCGCAGTTCCAGAACCTGTCCGAGGGGTTCCGGCGCTGTTTTCAAGAGTTCCTTCACTGCCGCCTTCCCAAGCGTATCGGTTTCCATACCGTGGTCAGCCAGCCATTCCTTCATCTGGGTGACCGAGTTGGGATTGTCCAGCGCGGTTATTTCCTTCATCAGCCGGGTAAGTTCATCCCTCGACCGCTCATCGCATTGGATTGCTTCTATGACCAGATCCATGTCCAGCTGGATGCCCCGGTCGTTGATATGCTGATCAAGAATGTAGTTCTGCCACTCGTCCTCCGGTACGGGGAACTTCTGGAGCCGTGCCTGAATCGCTATTTCGGTTTCCACATCCCGGAAGTTATAAGCTTTGAATTGATCCCACTTGTCTGGTGCATCGATGGGAAGATTGCGTGTACGGCCCCCGTTTGCCTTGGTAGGTTTGCAGGGAACAGAGAAATATCGGATGAGGTCTTTTCCTTCTTTCAGCTTCTGCTTCTCCAGTCCAAGTACCGCACCCGCATCCTCCAGAGAAAGCGGAAGTCCCATGTATGCCGCCCACACCATCGTACAGCGCCAGGAATCCGGCTTTAACCATTGACTAAGATATCTAGATAGACATACGCGTTCAAACTGCGCATTATAAGCCCATTTGACAACAGATTCATCTAAAAGGGCGCTACAGATCTCATCCGGCAAATTATCTCCTCTGGCCAGATCAATAACTTTGACTGCTCCGCCGTTAATGCTGTATCCGAAAAAAAGAATTTCAAAATCTGGTGACTCAGCATAGCGATAGACCCCGCTTTTGGCGAGGTCCACACTACTGAATGTTTCCAGGTCAATATTTAACGTATTCATGACAAGAAATCGTCGTTCACATCGGTGGCAAAATCATCAGCGGCATTTGTTCTACCACCCAGTGGTTCGCCATCGCGCACCAATTGCACATTTCCAAGACCACAGGCAATGCCTTTATTGCCGTTAGAGTTAAAGGCATAAAAATTAATGCTGACCCGGGCATAAACACCGGAGTATATCCTCGAGTGGTCGATTACAGGTTCCACTTCCAAGTCAACAATCTGGGGCGCAGTAGTGGAATTTGCATTGACGAAATAGCTGTTTTCATATGCCTCATCATCTGGGCGATCAATATCCCCGTCGCGGAGTGGTAGTTTCAGCGCAGCTTTGTTCGGAATCTTGCCACCAAACTTGCCTTTGCCTTCTTCAATAGCTGCATCAACAGCCTTATTAATGGCTGTGAGCGTCTTTATGTCACTTTTGGGTATGATAAGAGAAACGCTGTACTTTGGGGTTCCGCCTTGAATTGATTTTGGTTCCCATAAATTCGCATAACTCAGACGCACAACACCAGTTACAACTTTACATGGGTTAGAATAACGATTAGCTTTATTTGACATTTCTTTTCCTCCTATAATTTATTCAAATTAACCTTTTGTGAGACAGACATCTTTCACTGTGCCACCTCTCCGAAATCAGCTTTTGCAGAGGATGCAATCGCCGGGCGCTTGTCTGAAATAGGTACAAGAGTGGGCTTACCCTGCGGCTTGATAACTAACTCCCCAAGAACCTCAACAAACCGCTTTTTACCAAGCAACGCTTCCATCTCGGTGAGAGTAATAAGGCTCTGGCGGTAGATGTCGCGATATCCCGCCGCCTTGGCCGCTTCTGCAACAGCTTCCTCGTTGGCATATCTGCGGTTAGAGCGTCCCTCTACCAGTTTGAAACCGTGCCACTCCTTACCGTGGCTGACCGCCGCCTCCAAAGCATAAGCCTTGATTTCGTTAGCCCATGAGGTAAGATCATCCAGCAGAGCGAGAATTTCCTCGATCTCCTCGTCCGTAAGCAATGGTGGCAAGGCGAATTCGAATCGGGCGAGGTTCAATTTCTCCTCAGCACGTGCGCGGCACTTCACTGCCGCCCGGCAAAACTGGCAATGTTCACCGGGAGCGTACTCACCTTCACCTTTAAAAGCCAGCTCTGCTGTTGGTTTGAGGGTTTCCTCTGCCCACTCGTATAACGATTCCTTGAACACCGTATGGGTGCTAACGTTTTCACGCCGGGGCTGATAAATGGTCATGGATACCGTGTTGATGTCGTATATGCCGTCAAATAGTTCCAAGGCCCCGAGTGCATACAACTTCATCTGGGGATTGTCCTCTGCTTCCACTAAAACGCCCTGGCCATACTTAAGGTCAATTATGTGGAGCGTCCCATCCGCGATAATCAGGCAGTCCCCAGTACCGAAACCGCTCTGCACGTATTTAGAGAAGTCCAGGCGCTGCTCGATCAGCACGACCGGGTCACTGCATTCCTGCTTTGCCTGGGTGATGAGTTCCTGGATAAATTCCACATAGCCGTTCGTGTAGCTGTCCATTTCGTCAGAATCGTATTTAGAAATGGGCTTCTTAGAACGCATCTTTAGCACCCGTCGCAGCTTATGTTCCGCAAGGGCGTGTGCGGCAGTCCCTTCCGCGGCGGATTCCCCGCTGCTGTCTTCGAACTCCTGTTCCAACCGTGCCGATGGAGTGCAGTTCATCCAGCGATACGCGCCAGATGCCGACAGCAGGGCGTGTTGTTTATCTCCCCTCATTTCAGACCCTCCGCGTCTGCCAATAGTGCCGCATATTTTGTAGGGTCAATTTGGCTTAGTTTCGGCGCGCCGTACTTTTCCAGCAAAGTCCTAATATCAGCCGTAAATCCTTGCTGGCTCTTGTCAGCCAGCGCCGCTCTGACTTGCTCCAGCGTTACCGTCTTTGTCGTAGGCTTTACTTCCTTTGCTGTTACCTGCCTTTCAGTTTGAACCTCTTCGGCAGGTTCGTTACCCGCCATCTCTTCTGCCACAGCCCAAATGCTATCTGCCAGATTACTCAGGTTAGCCGCTACATCCAGCAGCAACTTGGTTTTGTTCAAGGTCCTCACCTCCCTCCTCGATAATAGACAGCACTTTCACACTGTCGCCGGGGACAATGACCGTCAGCCTTCGCTTGTCACCCAACAGGAGACGCAGCAGTCTCTCACGAACGGTGACATGCTTACAGCCGAAGATACCTCCGCCCGGCGGTTCTTTTGAAACACTAATTCTGAGTGTGTGTCTCATGTGAAACACCTTGCCTTTCTGAAGGCTGGTTTTGTTTGTACCTTCTGATGTAAGCCAGGAGAAAGGACCGAATCGGACGGTATTACTCCAGATATTTTCTAAGCTTCTTTTTGGCACGATCTACGGCGTGGCGAATCGCAGATTCATCTTTTCCTTCAGCGATAGCAAGATCCGTGTATGACCATCCTTCCAGCAAGCATTTGCGGATTAGGTACTGCTGGCGTTCATTCAGGCAGGAAAGTAGATTGTCGATATTGTCATCACCAGCAATCTTTGCTTCAAATTGAGCTTCGTGATTGAATGAGTGCTTTGGCTGTTCTGGTTTGTTATAAATAAGTACCGTATGACCATCAGTGTCTTGAAACAAAAATCCTTCGACTTTTTCAAGTGGGGTATGGCGATCTCTTCGTGAATTTTTTCGATCATTCTTTTTCTCTTCTTCCGTTGATTCCAGATAGTAGGTTCCGACATCTTCGGATACCTCAAGTTCAATAATTTTCCCGTCAGCATTTTTGTAATCGATTTTCATAGTTTTGCATCCTTTTCCGCCGGACTGCATTGGCGGCAAAGGATACAAAAATTGGTCTGTGCAGAAGTACACAGACCCTTTTGTCCTGAAAATGAGCGCAATAAGGGGAGGGGTACTTCTATTGCACCGCCACAGTCCTTACGGACTGGTGCGAGACAATATGTATCCTTTGCCTTATTGCAAATCAGGCATTGAAATATTTTTTTGTAATTTCATTTTATAATTTCTAGCTTTTTTGCCCGTTGAATAAAGTTCAACATCAAAAAGCCTTAATAACGGACAATCTTTATTTCTTAACTTTGAAAATCCACTAATTTTGCAATCACTTTCATGCAAATAGTTTTTTTGAGACAAAAAAATAAGGAACAGTACATATTTTCATATGCACTGTTCCTTATTTAAAAATAAAAGTCGCTTTTATAACTAACGACAAATAATATCTGATGAATTAAGTTCATCAAAAAAATTTCAAAAAAATTTAGACCGGACATACAATCCGGCCTAAACAGTAAGATATCGCC